GAAAAAAGATAGTCTGAGGCGTATGCGCGAAGAAAATAAAGGTAAAAAATTACCTCCTCCACAAAAAATGGAAATGAAAGGAGGACTTCAGAAAAAACTTAAAGAAACACTCGGAGAATCAGCATCTATCATCAAATTTATTGAAGCTATCATGACTGAAGATCATGCAAAGGCTCATAAATATTTGAAAGATACCATCAATCGCAAGATTCAAGAAAAAATTTCTCAAGAAATTGAAAAACCTTTATTCTAAAGTTAAAAAAATTATATCAAATCTCTAAATAATATTATGAAGAAAAACAAACAGAATCTTTTCTCTGAAGATGTTCAAAAAAGTCTCGGTCTTTCCGACGAATCCGTTAGTGCTATCCAAAAAGCATTGGAAGCTAAAGTAGATCTTGCAGTTGAAGCTGCATTGGTTGAACAGGATGAAGTGTATGCTACTAAATTGGAAACGGTTATGGAGTCTCTCGATCAAGATCGTTCTATCAAAATGAAAAAATTGATGGAAGCTTTTGATAAAGATAAGACTACCAAATTAGTTAAAGTTGTTAAGAAATACGAAAGAGAACAGCAAGTTGATCTAATTAGATTTAAAAAACAACTCACTGAATCTGTTAGTGCATATTTGGAAGAATTTTTGAGTGAATCCATTCCTGCTAAAGATATTGAGCAAGCAGTTAAGAATAAAACCGCTATGAACGTGTTGGGAAATCTTCGCAAAGTGTTTGCAATTGATTCTGCTGTCATGAAAGAATCTGTGTCCGATGCAATTCTACAAGGTAAAAATGAATTGGATAAACTTCGTAATGAGAACGCTTCTTTGAAGAGCAATCTTAAATCTATCACTGAAGAAAAGAATAACACACAAGTTAAACTTTTCATCGAAGGTAAGACTTCCAAGTATCCTGAATCTAAAAAGAACTTCATCAAGAAAGCTCTTGGTGACAAGTCTCTTACTTTTATCAAAGAAAATTTCGATTACACAGTTCGTCTCTTTGAAAAACAAGAGAAAAAACAACTTGAAGTAATCAAGGAAGAAGCTCTCCAAAATCGTAAACATAAGCCAGATTTCGTGAAAAATCAAAAAATCATCACGGAAAAGGTAAATAATGATGTAGAGGAGAATGATCCTTATCTGAGTGTCCTTCAAACGATGGAATTCAGAAGATAATTTCCACCCCGCACTATGAGGAATTAATTCCTGAACAAATGTGAATAGAAAATCAAATATATATGAATATCCCGCAAACTGATTTAAATGGCTCAAAAATGCAACGCGCAGTCGCTAAATGGCGTAAAGTGCTGGACTATAGCTCGAACTCGATTCCTGCTATCCAGAACGAACACGTCTATAAGACAACCGCTATGCTGCTTGAGAACCAAGAACAGTGGTGCTTTCAAGAATCCAATACTGCCGCTAGCGGTGGTGTGTTTGGAGCAACGACTTCCATTGGCAATGGTATCGCTAATACCGATGCTTATGCTACTGGTGATGCTCGTCTTCCAAAGATTCTGATTCCTATGATTAGACGTACTTTCCCTGAATTGATTTCCAATGAGATCGTAGGCGTTCAGCCTATGGGCGGACCTGTCGGTCTTGCTTTCGCTCTTCGTTATGCCTACCAAGGTGATACTTTGAGCGATGGTGGTATCGACGGATACGCTAGTCAAGGTGGAACTGGCTCCAGTTTCGGTAATCAGCTTAAAGCTGCTTACACTGGTAGCACTGGTCTTCCGAACGACGAACTTGGTTATCAACTTCTGGACACACGTTTCACTGGCACATCTGCTGGTTTCCTCTCTGGTCATGCCGAGTGGACATTCGCAGATCAAGACCGTGGTATTGCTGAACTTTTGAGCAACTACGAATTGACGGGTAAAATCCCTCAAATCGAACTCAAGTTTGACAAAACTGCTGTTGAAGCTGGGACACGTAGACTTGCAACTCGTTGGAGTGTAGAGTTGGAACAAGACATCAAAAACATGAACGGTATCGATATCGATGGAGAACTTACGAATGCAATGTCGTATGAGATCCAAGCTGAAATCGACCGTGAAGTTGTGATGCGTATGATCCAAACCGCTTTCAATGCTGGTGCTGGCGCAGGTTTCTCCATCTGGAGTCCTGTTAGTGCGGATGGTCGTTGGACTGCTGAAAGAAATATTACCTTCTATCAACGCCTTATTATCGAAAGTGGTCGTATGGCTGCTCGTAACCGTAGAGGTGCCGCTAACTTTGTTATCGCCACTCCTCGCGTTTGCAGCATCCTCGAAATGCTTCCTGACTTTAAGGTTTACGAAATCAACGGAACCGTTTCGACGGCTGGTGTTGGTATCGCAAAAGTTGGTACTGTTGGTAGCCGCTGGACGGTTTATCGTGATACTCGGACTGAAGTTCAGAACACTTCACTCTATAGCCCTAACTACTACTCTGGTCAAACCAGCGGTGTAGAATATGCGCTATTGGGTTACAAAGGTTCTGAATACTATGACACAGGTATTATTTACTGCCCATACATCCCGATTATGGTGCAACGCACAATTGGACCGAATGATTTCGCTCCTCGCGTTGGACTCATGACCCGTTATGGTATTGTAAATAACATCTTTGGTGCTAATCTTTATTATCACCTGATCATTGTCAAAGGTCTTGGTACTGCGTTTACTCCTGGTTCTGTATCGACATATTTATAATTTATTATAAATTGTTGAAGCTCAAGTAGTTACAACCAAACAAATTTGAAACCCGATGCACCGAAGAGCATCGGGTTTCCTCGTTTATATATGTATCATATAATTCTTTATCATAATTTCTAAAATTTGATCAATTTTGCTAAATAATAATATGAGCATTTATACGTTCCAACAAAACCTTCTTTCCGCTGCAAAAACTGGTAGTCCCAATCTTACCAACACGACACTCTCTGCAACAGGTGTCACATTCCTATCTGGTGCTAACGTATTTGTTACAACCAGACAAGTAGGTGTAGTTTCCTTATCTACTACTGATGTGGGTCTAGCATTCAATCCTGTTGAATTTTCAGTAGGCTCTACAGTTAATACTGCATCTGCATTCTCCCTTGCTGCTTATCCAAGTGTCACGGTAAATGTTCTTGGTTCGGTATTTAATATTCCAGCATCGCTCCACAATACTCAAATGGCTATTGTGAATACTGATAATTCATTTTCTGTGTTCCCATTCCTGAGTTCTGTTGCCACTGTTCCAACATCAGCATTCTCAGAAACCTTCTCTGTATCTACCCCTGATGCTCGTAGAAAGAGATTGCTAGGATATTAATAACAAGATACTTTTAGTCTTTATTTGTATATGAAAGCACACGGTTGATTCGTGTGCTTTTCTCTTAAATAGTAATATGTATAATAGGGGAAGTGGTTCAGGCGCAGAATCCAAAAGAACTGACGAATCATTTTATAGTGGTATTGTCGTGAAGAACGATGATCCTTTGAAATTGAATAGAGTAAAAATTTATATTCCCGAATTATCTAACCAACCTTTTGACAATTGGTTGGAAGAATACGATGAAATCAATGTTAAAATGGCAGGTGTCAATAATCCAACTGATAATTGGAATGACATTGCAATATTTAAAGAAATAGCCAATAACCTCCCATGGGCAGACCCATGCTACCCAATAATCGGTGAATCGGGAAATGCTCGATATTACCAAAACGATGAAGATAGTATTTCAACTATTTCTGATTGTAATTATGAAGAAGGGTTTCAAGTGAATGATGAAGAACCCCCAACATTACAAACGGGATCATTCTCACCAGCATTTATCTATGAAAACAAAGATACCATTATGGGAGACGCTTTCAATAAACCAATTGATGTATTCTCTGTGAAGTGTAATACATATTCATTTGGTTACAAATCACAAAAATTTAGTAATAAAACAAAGGGTATAATCGGTGTTCCTGAAGTTGGTTCTAAAGTATGGGTATTCCATTACATGGGAGATTTAAATTTCCCTGTTTATTTTGGTGTTATACAAGATTACAGAAGCCTTACACTTATCAATAGAACTGATAATGAATCCAACATTTCTCCTTATTACCCATCTGACTTCGAAAATTGATTGATACGATACAGTTGACTTTCTAAAATACGTGGTATATATTTGATATGAATAATAATCAGAACGTCAAGCTGACAGACCGCCATGAGTAGAAGACTGGAATGCCCCAAGTGCGGCACTATGAACAAAGCTGGAACCGTCTGCGAGTGCTATGGCGGTTCTCGTCCAGCGACTTGTTCGGCTTCTTCGGAGGCGGTGCAATATGCTGACTACGTCTTGAACCACTATGCCCGAGATAGTTATGCGGACAAACTGTGCCTCGCCCGTGATTTGGAGAGGCATGGGTGGGAGAAATCGCAATATGCAAATCTGCGCGATGCTGTCGATACCCTCACCCTCCAACGCAACGAGCCAACAGACTCCGAATCCACCAAGACCGTCAACGCGGTGGGCATTAGATCCAGTGACTTGTTCGGCGATTTGAGTGCGGATGCGAAACAAGCGGTCGCATGGCTGTTTAGTGACCATGCCAAAAAGCTCTCAGTCATCGAGGCTCGCGCCTGCATCTTGGAAGGATGGGGAAAGCGCGTGGATGACGAACTGCGAGCTTACTTTTCGCCGAACGCCGAGGCCATCCACGGCGAGAAAGGATCTACACCATGAAGAAAGACGATGAACGCCGTTGGATGCGCCGCCTTGTTCGCTGGGGCTGGTTTGCATGTTTTCTCGGGAACCATGAGTGGTATCGTCGCCTCTACGGAGGTCTTTGGGCGCATGTCCACGTCGAGGAACCTTGCTACTCCTGCATGTGGCTCAACTGCCCCGTGGGTGCTGATGAAACCTACCGCGAATGGAACTGGCG